ATCGTCGTTAATAATGCGGAATTCTCTTCCGTGGATTTTAAATCTTGTACCTGCATATGCACGTGTCAAAACAAAATCACCCTCTTTACACCATGGACCTGTAGGAAATCTAGTTTCATCTTTATAAGCTAGGTCACCTACTTTTACTACAAATAAAACTACAGTTGAATGTTCTTCTATAGTTCTAGTTGAATCTGCTTTTACAATACCACCTTTATATGTTTCTGACGCATCAGGAATTGCACAAAGTATTTTGTATCCTTTAGGTTCAGGTAACTGTAAACCTCTTTCTTCAATCGGTATATCTTCTGCTTTTATTTCATCTACGTTTGGAATATAAACTGGTCGACCGCTTGCATCAACTATGTTTTTATTCATTGTGAGTATGTCACTCATCTTCAAATGTCTCCATTTTTTGTGCAAGGTCTTTTATAATACTTTCTGCGACGGATAGACCTCGTATATATCCTGTCATATTAGTATACGAAGCATAATCTTTTGCTGCCCCGTCTCCTAAATTCATTAATACTGTTTTGCGCTGATCCTCTATTCGAGACATTAATAGTTCTAGCGTTTGATCCATTTAGTTACTCCTTAAGTTGATCTGTATTTTTTCTAGTTTGTTGATTCCTAATTTCTAAATCTTTATTTTTATATATGTTTTCCATACCTAGACGAGTACCTTCTGCTAATTGGTCTGCTTGTAGTTTTTCTTTATCAAAAACTGTTTTAGCTCCAATACGTGCGCCTTCAATTCTTTCTTGAGATTCAATCTTAACTTTTTCAAGTTCAAGTTTAGCTTGATCAAGTTGAATATCTGCTTGAGTTTTTTGAGCTTTAATTTGAACTTCTTGTGCTTTAAGTTGTAACTCTTGTTGTTGCATTTGAACAATAGGATCTTGCTGCTGAGCTTGAGCTTGTTGCTGAGCAACTTCAGCTTGATTTTTTTGTAATAATTGATCTGCAGCTTTAGCAGCCAATCTAGAAATTTCAACTTCCATTTCTTCTGGTAATTGATCATCTGGTGCAGGTAAATCAACACCAGCTTGTTCTTCTATTTGTTTTCTATATTCAAACGCAATATGTTCATTTATGTGAGCCATTGCCGCAGCTTGAATTAATTGTGCTTGCGGATTTTGTCCCATAAGTTGAGCAATTTTTGGATCATTCATAGCACCCATATGTACTTTAATATGAGCTTCATGGTCTTGGTAAATAAATGCTTTTACAGGTTTACCATTCATAATAGCCATGTTCTCAGCCACAGGGTCTTTTGGTTTTTGATCTTCTGCAGTTGGGATAAGTTTACCAATATTTTTAACACCTAATACTTCTAACATCTGACGATTAAGTTCTGGTAGGTCATAAATTTGTGGATTAGCTTGTGCCATTTGCATTACAGCTTGATACTGTACAACTTTTTGTGACATAGTCGCCGCATTTGGGTCTGATACAGGAATAACTTGACAACAATCATAATCAGATTGCTTAGCTTTTCTATCTCCTACTTCAGGATCATATGAATAATCTTTAGGTGTGTAGTCACGAATAATGCCAGCTAATAATTTAAATTCTTGTTTCATTGCATAATGAATACGAGCTTGAACTGCACTCATTACTTTAAGAGTTCTTTCTAGAATTGCTAGTGTTGTACCTACTGGAGAATTAGAAGACATATCTGATACTTTCATATCAGCAGCTGAAGCAAAACGTCTACCTTCCTCAATTATTTGATTCATCAACATATTAAGAACTTGTGAAGGCTCTTTATACGGCAATGGTAAAATGTTATCGCGTATTGCACCTGATGGTACATCTACATCTCTAAATTCACCTGGAGCAATTGGTGTATCATCGCCTTTGATTCGTAGACCACGAGATTTAAGACCGCCTGGTAAATTAGCTAGTGTACCTGCATCAACTAACTGACGAAGTATCATTGTGCCAGATTTAGCAAATGCGCCGATTAAATGAATTAAACCAAAACAGTAAAAACCAAATCCTGGAATATATCCATAGTGAACGAAGTGTTGACGCTTAGCTTTTAATTTATCGTCTGGATTCCAATTACGTCTAATTGCTAATATAGTGCTAGTACCTTTTTCAATTGTTATTACATAAGGTAATGCAATGCCATCTTCACTATCACCATTTTCTAAATCAAGATTAACATGCATCTCAAGAATTTTATATCTGTCATCTTCTGTTGGATTAAAACCTAACTTCTCTGCAATTTTCTTTTCAGCCTCATCAATATCTGAATAAGGTTCACCTAAATCTACATCACGATAAAAACCTGCTACTTGCAATCTATGTAATTCATTCTTAGTTTTACGCATAACGTGCGTAACACGCTCAGCTGTTTCTAAATTAGATGCACCATATGGAACTACAATATCTTCAGATGGAACATACATTGCCACTTGACGTTCTAGTGATGGATCATAATAAACTTTTTTAAATGAGTTACCAGATAAACCTAAACCCCATAGCATGCGCTCATGTTCCGGACGATATTCTGGCATCATGTCCGTGAGCTGATAGTTCATATCGTCTTTTACACGTTCAGCTGCGTCTTCTTTTTCTCTTGTTTGTTTACCAATAATTTGAGTTTTAACTGGACCTGCTGCTGGAAACGTTTCCATCATAGTTTCAGCTTGGAACTTAACCAGCGCTTCTGTCATTAAGGGATGATATACATTACATGCTCCGGGCCACGGTTCTGTTCTATCTTCTACTTTTAAGCCTAGCAACTCTAAGCCATCTACATAAGTCGTTAACCAATCTTTTCTTGAATTAATATCGGCATCATATTCGCCTATTAAATCACCGGACAACTCGGTCAACTGACCTTCATCCATATCTTCTGCTAAATTAGCATTGAATTTATCATCAACTTCTTTACCTGGCACAATAGTAATTTCCATACTACCATCATCTAATGTAACTGAATCTGGATTCTCAATTTCAATACTTAAATCTGGTTCGGCTTGTGCTAATTCTTCTAGGCCTTTAGGTGCTTGTGATAAACTTTTATCTATGTTGTTTGCCATATGTTGTCCTTTATGACTTTTTATTTATATTAATAAATTTTCTATATGCTTTTGCTGATTCTGGTTTACCCATAACATTTGCTCTTTGTTCCATAGCAATTGCTGCTTGTATTTTGTGTGCATGAGATCGACCACTAGTTTTAATTTTAGATACACTTGCTTTAGCATCTTTAGCTGTAGCAAACTTTAAACCATGAATAGTTCCTTTAGGATTTTCATCTGTATATAAATCAGAATGTTTTTTTGAGTTTGCAGGCTGTCCCTTTTTTCTTGGTATTCTCTTATTCATTTATTATTTCCTTATATTGCATATAATCTGTTTCGAGAACTTTTGAATCCTGGTATATCTTCAGCTTCATCACTAGGTAATCTTACAAATCCGCCTTGTCTATAGCGCATGAGTGCCATAGTAGTTGCATCAACTAAGTCATCATCAGCACCACTTGGAAAGTCATTACATTCTTCTATAACTTCTTTTACCCAGCGTCGCTCTGGAGCCCATACTATACCACTTCTAAAGAGGTCTGACACTGCATTTACGCGCGATACTTTGTCTTGACCCTTTCCAGGCGTGAATTCACTAACAGGCACACCCATTCTTCTAAACTCTTGATATAGAGCTGCACCGTTAGATTTCTTTTCTACGATAAACGAATCAGGCTCCCAATCTTTATATTCTTCTAAAACTAATTCTTTTAATTCAGGAAACTCTAAACGTTTTTTAACTGCATTTAATAGTATTATATTATAGTTGTTGACTTCTTCATTAAAGAATACACCCCAAGTTAATAGTGCATTATAGTCAGCCCTATTATTTGCTTCTTGAGCCGCGTCTAACGTCATAATAGTAAATTCACATTCTGGAGGATCTTCTTTTTCCCATATCTTCCACCACTCTCTTTTAATTAGCGCACCCTCTTCTGATACAGGGTTTTGCATATATTGTGAGTTCCAATACCTAACATCTAACGCTGCTTTTTTAGAAAGTAATTCATTTAAAGGCCAGAACTCAGGCCATAGTGATGCTAATTCACCTTGCTTATCTTCAATGATTGCTGGAAACTCTACTACTTCCCAATCATCTACTTCTTCATTCTTTACCATTTGATTAATGATCTCACCTGTTAAATCAAGTTTAGACCATCTTGTCATTACTACGATAATCGCACCACCAGGCATAAGACGTTGAAGAGGGCCAGACTGAAACCACTCCCAAGCAGGCTTAAATACATCAGCTCGTCCAAGCTTAGCATCCTGCTCAGAGTGTGGGTCATCAATGATAAACAAATCAGCCCCGCGACCAGCGAGGGCACCACCCACACCAATTGCAAAATATTCACCATTAAAATTTGTCCCCCATCTTGATGCCGACTTACTATCAGCTTGTAATTCTACTTGTGGAAATATGTCTTTATACGCGTCCGAACCCACCAAGTTACGAACTCTACGTCCAAAATTAACAGCGAGATCGGCAGTATGAGAAGCCATAATAACTTTTTTGTGAGGGTATTTGCCCAAAAACCATGCCGGCGCCAAGTACGATATAAGTTCTGATTTTCCGTGACGAGGTGCGATATTAACGATAACTCTTTTCTTTTCACCTCTGGCGATGGCCTCAAATATGTTCGCAAGTTTCCTATGATGTGCTCCTACCATGTACCCTGGGTATACATGTTGTATAAAATCTAAAAACATATCCTTACCATGCTTTTGAACCCAATTCTTTTTATAGACTCGTAACTTCTGAAGTGCCCGTACTTTCTGTTCATCTTTTAAATGTGGAAGCGCCTGTTCAAGAAGTGCTATATCTTGTGGGGTTATTTTATCCTCACTCATTGTCATCTATCACTTCTGCATCTATAGTCTGAGGAGGTTCTTTAATTAACCCTTTAGATTTAAATTCATTAAGCATGGATAGAAGCTCTTTCTCAACTTCCTCCATCGTCTCCAATTTGTGCGTAACTTCTGTCTTCTTTTTAAATGCATCAACCCCGTCAATGTCGCCTATACTTTTTAAAGCTGCGATCTTATCTTTGTCTGACTTTGCAGTTTCCGCCATCTTAACTAAGCTATTCACCACGTATAACTTGAAATCAGCTAGGTCTTTCACGATCATATGGTTTGACTGAGCAACTAAGCCCGCAAGAAAAGCTAAGGTCTCATTAGGATAATTACCAAACTCAGGTCGTAAATCAGGGTTAGTCATCATTTCACTTGCTAGCTTCCTAGCTTCCGCCACGTTTTCCTCGGTGGGTTCTATGTTCTCACCTTTTAAGTCTGATACTAACTTAATTGTCTTGGCTCTCATGTTGATTTCTTCAGCTACACTCAAGTTTGGCATAGCTTCTGACGCTGAACTAGGTAAAATGACGTCCTCTTCGATGTGAGGAACGATGATAACGTGGTTGGAACCACTATCAGATTGATTTTGTTGGGTATTTTGTACGGTCATGTGTCGCTGATTACACCTTTTGATTAAATTTGCAGCAATTCTTGTAATATATACGTTATTAATAGGTCAGACAATACTAATTTTGTTAGAATTATATAAAAGGAGATAAGAATATGGAATTAATTGGATTTACTGACCCCGGTGTGATCTATTTTTTATTAGCAATATTTATTTAGATGACTCACACGACGCTAACTAAGAAGAACTTAGAGATTCTTTATAACA